TCTGTACTTGGCAAAACTTTCTCAAATCAAACCCTGGATGTGTCTGGAAACACTTCTCTGTGGTCCCAGCTCTTCGTCAACGGTTCCTCGGTCTTCAATGACAATGTATCTGTACTTGGCAAAACTTTCTCAAATCAAACCCTGGATGTGTCTGGAAACACTTCTCTGTGGTCCCAACTCTTTGTGAATGCATCAGCAGTGTTCAATGACAATGTGTCCGTCCTTGGCAAAACATTTCTGAATCAAACCCTGGATGTGTCTGGGAATACATCTCTGTGGTCGCAGCTCTTTGTGAATGCATCAGCCGTATTTAACGACAATGTTTCCGTACTCGGCAAAACTTTCCTGAATCAAACCCTCGATGTGTCCGGAAATGCATCTATGTGGTCGCATCTATTTGTCAACGGTTCCTCCGTCTTCAATGACAATGTCTATGTAATGGGTAAACTATTCATGAATACCACACTGGATGTCTCCGGAAATACATCGTTAGGTTCTCATCTCTTCGTGAATGAGTCTTCTCTTTTCAACGACCATATGTCGGTGTTAGGCAAAACATTCTTAAATCAAACCCTGGATGTTTCGGGAAACACTTCTCTGTGGTCCCAGCTCTTCGTGAATGGGTCTTCGGTATTTCAAGACAATGTTTCCGTACTTGGCAAAACCTTCCTGCATCAAACTCTGGATGTTTCGGGAAACACAACTCTGTGGTCGCAGCTTTTTGTGAATGCTCCTTCCACATTCAATGAAAAGGTGTCAGTCTTAGACAAGACTTTTCTGAATCAAACACTGGATGTGTCAGGAAATACATCTCTGTGGTCCCAGCTCTTCGTCAACGGTTCCTCCGTCTTCAACGACAATGTTTCGGTCCTCGGCAAAACATTCTTAAATCAAACCCTGGATGTGTCAGGGAATACTTCTCTGTGGTCGCAGCTATTCGTCAACGCATCAGCAGTATTCAAAGACAATGTATCCGTGTTAGGAAAAACTTTCCTAAATCGAACACTCGATGTTTCGGGGAACACTTCTCTGTGGTCACACCTGTTTGTCAATGGGTCTTCCGTATTTCAAGACAATGTTTCTATCCTTGGAAAAACCGCTCTTAGTCAAAGTTTAGATGTGACCGGAAATACCTTAATGAATGGTACGGTACTTATAAATAATACAGCCTATATAAAGGATATTGAAGTAAAAGGTAAGACAAACATAAGCGGCACAATCTTCAATCTAGATACAAATGATATTCGATTAACTGGAAACATAAGAGTCACTGGAGGAAATATCTTTAAAGTGAATGGGAACATAGATGTAGATACACTCACCTACAAGAAGCTGGTCAATGACAATACGAGTGCACAGTTGTTCGTAGCGGGACAAGCCATCACCCAAATGGAAGTGGCTGATTTCGAAGACAATCTAGGATTTGGAGCGAATAAAATGATCGGATTTGCTACTTTTAAAACGGATACTAGTTTTTTTAATTCCTCCAACTATCAAAGCAAAATACAGTTCGGTCAAAATGGAAGTTCTGTCAAAATGATTACTTATTCGGACTCCAATTCTCTTCATCTCCTTAATGGAAACATGAATGTAAATGCATCCTCTTTTGATTCAAGAGGGTTTGATTACACAGGTCCATTTCAAATCAGAGGACCCGAACACAACATTTATTCTACCACAACCAATATTTCATCCGCAAATATTACCCTGGAAGGGAATGTCAATATCATCAACCAGTTAAGAATCCGACAAGGAGGCTCTTTGTTGATTGATTCGGAAGGTGTTTCTATTGTAGATTTACAAAAAGAAGTACAAATCTCGAGGCAATTGAATGTAAGTAACAATGGAACTGGTCCTGCCATTCGAGCCAGTCAAAAAGATCCACAGTTCGCAGAGATTATGTTGTTGGAAGCAGATGGCCTTGATGTCTATTCCGTTGGTGGAATGGGAAATACGCAAATCAAAGGTAAAATACGACTAGGGTATAATGTAGTCAGTAGTGAGAATACCCGCGTGAATAATGTTCCTGGAGACATAGTAGGAGTCGCGCCTTTCACGGATTATCAACTTGATGTGAGCGGAAGTTGTGTCGTCTCCAAAGACATCCTTGTCTTTCAAGACCAATGGATTGGAAGAAATATGGATGTAGTAGGAAACATGAGTGTAAATGGAACGACCCATATGAATGGGTTACTCACCTTGAAAAATGATTTAACCTCCTACTCGGACCGAAGAATTAAGAAGAATATTCAACCTTTAGAAGAGTGTTTAGATAAAATTACAACCATTCACGGATACACATTCCAAAGGAGAGATCGAACGGATGAAAAAGTTTATATAGGAATGATTGCACAGGAAATCGAAGGACCTTTCCCGGAGTTGGTGAATGAATTTGAGGATAATGGATCCACCATAAAAACAGTCAACTATCCTGCCTTCACCAGCGTCCTATTAGAATGTATTCGAGAATTAAAGGAAAGAATCATCGTCCTGGAAAATAAAATATTAAGGTAAATATATATGCCCTACATTAAGAGACAAGCGTCTATTATCAACGGAGCAGATGCGTGCGGAGGAGGAATGAAAAAGGCAGGACTTGCCACGGGTATGGGATGGTCTCGTATCCCAAGAAGTGTTTTCAAGTCAAGCACGGTTCAGAAGATGCCTCCCTTTATGTTGACTTGCTGCAAAGCAGGTGGAAAGGCAAATGACTCCACTGCGCTCGAGTCGTTGCGCCGGGTTCGTTAATTAAACCCATTTAAATAAATTTTGTATAATCTATAGAACCGATGTTGTTTATAGATTATAGAGAGCGTTCTCTGTTTGAGGAGTGTCAGAAAATACTTCCAGAATATGCAAATGTGAAAATAGAATCCAGTAACTTGAAATTGGGCGACATGATGACAGGACAATCCATTATGGAGAGAAAAACATGGGCAGATTTAGAAGCCAGTATGAAAGACAAACGATATACAGAACAGTCTTTTCGTTTACAAGAGGCGATCAAAGAAGGATTTCGCGTCTATTACTGGCTAGAAGGTGACCTTTCGACTTATCATGGCTCTATTCCTAAGGAGAATCTAAGAAAGGCCATGTTTGGACTGATGGAGAAGGGCTTTTTTGTATTACAGACGAAAGATTGTAAAGACACCGCTCGATATTTAATGGAATTTATGGAAAAGAATCCTGGCACAACCCTTAGTTATGAAGAAGCTTGTATCACTAAACAAAAACAAAAAAATATCACTCGAGACAATATTAGTTTGTTTATGTTGTCTCAGATCCCCTCGATAAGTATGAAGACAGCACAGATTCTCATGGCAAAATATGGACATATTAGTGAATTGGTGTGTAAGCTTCGAGAGAATCCAAACGAATTTCTGGAATTCTCCTACGATAAAGAAGGGAAGCCCAAGAAGCTGAACAAAAATGTGATCCAAAATTTAAACGACTATCTATCAAAGCCAGCAGAAGACCCGGAAGGCCTAACTAAGAGCTAAAGCCATGAAATCAGGGTTAAGGGCTTCTGGGTCGGGTATACCCTGCGTTTGATTTTCGGGATCATATGGAAGTGGTAATTTTGTAATACGCTGGGGTTGAAGCCCACATTCACCTTGTTCTAAAAAGTTCTGTCGGATTTCATACATTTCACTACCGTGTGCAGTATAGACCTTTTCTAAATGAAGGACTGGACATTTTAAATTACTATTTCGTTGCCATTCGATATAGTCTTTGTATTCTTCTAAATTTTTAAACTGGATTGGATTGACACCGGGAACTTTTGCCATAGAGGGGTCATACATATAGATAAAATGCCCATCTTTAATAAGGGTCGTTGGACACTTCCCACTCACAAAGGGTTCAATCGGCTGCTCCATCAGAAAATAGATTCCCCATAGAAAAAGCAATAAGATTAGAAAAAGTCTTAGTCTATACATTTTTAATATAGTCTTATATTATAATTATGGGAGTAAAGGCTGAACAGTTCGGACCTGATTCGTATGACTCTTGTGCGAATAGAGTTAGAAAACTTACAGGAATCATTCTCATTTTTCATCCCGGATGCGGACATTGCGTACAGATGCGGCCTGAATGGGAATCCATGAAGCGCCAAATGTCTCCAGGCTCGACGGTGGTGGAAGTGGATGGGTCGGAGATGTCTGGAAACGAGAGCATTAACCGTAGTCCTATTGCAAACACTCGAGGTTTCCCTGAAATATTGAAAATGAGCAACGGAAAGATTATGGAAAGATACGCGGGTCCAAGAACGGCCCAGGACATGAAACAATTTGCAGAGAAAGGGATGAAACGAAGACCTAAGTCCAATACTAAAAAGAAGACGAAAAAGAACAAGACGCGTAAACGAAAAACGGGTAAACGCCGATAAATATGATTTTACAAGATAAAATTGACAGAGCACCTAAAGATTTATTTTCAGTATACACAATGGAGTGCAAACTGATCGATTTCGTTGTCTCAGACAAAGAGCAATTCACGATTCAAATGTTTGGTATTGATGAACAGCGTACGACCTATTCGATTACCGTTCACGATTTTCATCCATTTATCTATCTTCGGGTAGGAGATGACTGGTCAAAGACGAAAGGCGACCGCTTCATGGATCATCTGAAATCCTATGAGACAACCAAGATGGCGTACAGGTTTCTCTATCATTATGAAATGGTGGAACAGAAAACACTCTATGGGTTCGACGGTGGAAAACTTCACAAGTTCTTATATATTTCTTGTCACAACATGAAATTTATTTATGCTTTGAAAAAGATGTACTATAATTCAGAAACCGAGAAGGTGATGCCTTATGTGTTTGAGGGAACTTCCACTTCTATCTACGAATGTATGATTCCACCACTCTTGCGATTCTTCCACATTCAAGAGATTAGTCCTTCAGGGTGGATTGAAGTCAAGAAGTTCAAACATCGTAAAGGGAACTCTCGTTGTCAAAAAGATTTGGTCTGTTCTTACAAGGACATTATTGCCCTGAAAAAGGAGACCGCAGTTCCTTATAAGATTTGCAGTTTTGATATTGAAGCCAGCAGTAGTCATGGTGATTTCCCAGAAGCGATCAAAGATTACAAGAAGGTGGCGTACGATATGGTCTATCAGCTGGACAAGGCCAACAAAGAAGAATATGGATTCCTCTTAAAGGAGATGTTACTAAATGTATTTTCAGTGAAGAAATCGATGTCCATTGACATCTGTTATCCGAAAACAAGGGTGACCGAATCGATGGTTCTCGAGAATCTAAAAGAAATGCTGAAGACGACTATTCAAGAGAAACCTTCACTTGATGAAAAGATTCAGAAGTATTTCAAACGAGAGGAAGAGCTAGAGGAAGAGGAAACGATCGTTCACAAGCACTCGTTGAAAGAAGAATCCGATTTGATTACCTTTCTCTCATCCGACACAGAACTCGCTGTCAAGATTGTCTATTTTATGGATTTGTTGGGGCGATATTTCCCGGCTCTCGAAGGGGATCAAGTGACCTTTATCGGGTCGACCTTTATTCAATACGGACAAGAAGAGCCTTATTTACAACATTGCGTTTGCGTCAATAACTGTACCAAAATAACACCAGAGCATGTTCTAGAGTGTTATGCAGATGAAAAAGATGCATTGGTGGCGTGGGCCGAACTCATCCGCAAAGAAGATCCTGACATCATTATCGGATACAACATCTTTGGTTTCGATTACAAGTTTATGTTCGAAAGAGCAAGCGAGTTAGACTGTCTAGATGAATTCATGGATCTTGGTCGTAATGAGACCTTTTCTAAGGAATTGAATATATCCAAGATTGTTTTGGCGTCCGGACCGTATGATTTGTCGCTTCTGGTGATGGAAGGCCGTCTTCAAATCGATTTGTACACGCACATGCGAAAGGAGTTCAATTTGTCTTCTTACAAGCTGGATTATGTCGCAGGATATTTGCTTGGAGATACACTTAAAAGATACGAGAATCAAGGAAAACATTGTCGTATCTGGAGTCAAAACTTGAAAGGAATCGGCGTGGGTTCCTATATTCATTTTGAAATCGTCAATCACTCGGGTGATTTGTACGAAGATGGAAAGAAATTCAAGATTATCCAGATGGAAAAGGATGGATTTGTAATTGAGGGTCAAATCAATTGTGAAGAGAAAATGTCTTGGGGTATGGCGAAAGACGATGTGAGTCCAAAGGAGATTTTCGAGATGACCAAGGGTTCGGATGACGACCGTGGCATCATCGCAAAATACTGTATTCAGGATTGTAATCTGGTACACCATATCTTTCAGAAAATCGATGTCCTCACCACCTTTATTGAGATGAGTAAACTTTGTAGTGTTCCGATTAACTTCTTGGTGATGCGAGGTCAAGGGATCAAAGGAACTAGTTACATTGCGAAAAAATGTCGCGAGAACCAGATTCTTATGCCTCTCATTTCCAAAGGAAGTCCATTCGATGTCTATGAAGGAGCCATTGTACTCGAACCCAAATGTAACTTGTATTTGGAAGACCCGGTGGCCTGCGTGGACTATGGCTCACTCTATCCTTCGTCGATTATCAGTGAAAACCTCTCTCATGACAGCAAAGTCTGGACCAAAGAGTTCAACTTGGCAGGCGACCTGATTCGTTCGACCGGAGTCAAAAACGATAAAGAAGAATATATTTATGACAATCTCAAAGAGTACACCTATGTGGAGGTGAAATACGACACCTTTTCCTATCGAAAGAACGACAAGATCTTGACAGGGTATAAGGTATGTCGCTTCGCGCAATATCCGGATGACAAGAAAGCGATTCTTCCTTCGATTTTGCAAGAGCTCTTGGCTGCTCGAAAGGCCACCAAAAAGCAGATGGAAAAAGAAACGGACCCCTTTCAGAAGAATATCCTGGACAAGCGTCAATTGAGTATCAAGATTACGGCAAACAGTCTTTACGGCCAGTGTGGTGCAAAAACCAGTACCTTTTACGAGATGGATGTTGCAGCGTCCACGACTGCTGTCGGACGAAAGCTGCTCATTTACGGTAAGGATGTCATTGAGACGGTGTATAAAGACGCGACTGTCGAAACCCGATATGGTCCGATGCAAACCAATGCAGAATATGTCTATGGAGATACAGACTCCGTGTTCTTCACCTTTCACTTGACGCAAGATGGAAAGAAGCTGGACTCGCAAAAGGCTCTCGAAGTGACCATTGACTTGGCGCAAGAAGCAGGTGCTTTGGCAACAATGTTTCTCAAGAAGCCTCACGACTTGGAATACGAGAAGACCTTTCTCCCCTTCTGTCTTCTCTCCAAGAAGCGTTATGTGGGAATGCTTTACGAGCTGGACCCCACGAAATGTAAATGTAAATCGATGGGGATCGTCTTGAAACGCCGTGACAATGCACCTATCGTGAAAGATGTCTATGGTGGAATCATTGACATTCTGATGAAAGACAAGAACATCGACAAATCGATTGAATTCCTTCACAAGCAGCTTACTCAGCTGAGTGAGAGGAAAGTCCCCGTAGAGAAGCTGATCATCAGCAAATCACTCAGGTCCTTTTACAAGAATCCGAAACAAATTGCCCACAATGTCTTGGCGGAGCGTATTGGGATTCGAGACCCAGGAAACAAGCCTGCACCAGGTGACCGAATTCCTTATATCTACATTTTAAATGCCTTGTCAAAACTCCAAGGAGATAAAATAGAGATACCTGATTACATCAAAGAACATCGACTAAAAATCGATTATGGGTTTTACATTTCAAATCAAATTATGAAACCTGTCTTACAGCTCTATTCGCTCATTCTCTATGACATGAAAGAGTTTCGACGAAGGAAACCTGCCTTTCTTCGGGAGCTAGACACCCTTCGCACCTCGATGGAGTATGACAAGTTCGAGGCAAAAGAACAGAAACTCAAACTGAAAGAGGTGGAGAAAATCTTGTTCGAAAAGTATTTGAGAGAGGATAAAAATATCAAGGCAGGAAATCGACCGATTACTGGGTTCTTTACAAAATCATAGAATATATCTCTATGTATATGAGAATGTTGACAATGCTCAAAACAGCCACAGAATTTGGAACTTTTCGTTCGAGGCATCATTTTTTATCTTTCACACTGAAGTGTTTCTTTTATATAATTCCCGCAGTTTTACTAGGGAATTATACCGATGTTTTTATAAAAATGCTCAGAGATGGAAACTATTTAGGGTCTTCGGTTTCGGGTTATGTTTTATTACAGACCTTATTTATTATTGGAACCTTCTTCTTGATTTTATTTTTTTTCTCTAATTTTATGAAAGAATTTCAGATTTCCTTTGCGGGTGGTTATTTTATTGTTATTTATTTTGGAATACAAACCAACTATATACCCATGATAAAGGAACTTATCAATTAAAGCGGTCTAAGCTTTGTATCTTAAAGCAGATTATGCTTTGTAATACCAATTCATCGAGATGTAATCGACTCCATTCGTGTTGAGTCCATTTGTATCTAAGCTTTTTAAATTGGGGCCTTGTCCATAGAGGGATTGAATCTCGTCATAGCCTAGAGCATAATTGTAGTAACGGAGAGAGGAAATGGACCCCATAAAACCGTCTTGGTTGTCGCCTACCAAGACATCGTAGTAATTTTGTCTCGGTATGTTGTTTAATATTTTTCTTTGGGTCATCATTCCATTGATATAAATGTCTACGGTCGTCTGCTGGACTCGTATCGTGGTGCAGACCCATTTTTGAACAGGCATATTCTCAATCGTAATCGATTCCGCAAATTCTCTCTTCTTTGCAGAAGGTTGATAGGTATTTAACATCAGAAGCATATTGACATTACTTTCATCCTTCACAGGACTAATCGAATTGGGAAATACGGAATCCTTCTGTTTATTCTGTGTGATAAAGAGTCCGGGCGAACTATTGAAGATGCTTTTACAGCTTTCATCCGTACAATCAGTAGGTATAGTAAGAGCAAGGCTTCCGTTTTCAGAACCCTTTGAAAAGATACGACTGTAGGCAGGATTATTGGTATTCAATTTATCTACAAAGAACCACACATTCCAAGTGAACTCGATGCCTTGGTCTTCGTTGATAGACCGATAGATGGGAATCGAATCCGTGTCATTTGGATTAACCGATATTTTTTTCAGTTTGTTCGCAGAAACCATGCCGTTCAAGAGGATAGGGGTTTTACTCGCGCCTAGAAAATATTGTATGAGCCAAGAGCCTAATTGGAAGAAAAGAACAAATAACAAAAGCATGATGATAATGAATACAAACTTGGTAATTGCGGTATTGGATTCTGCGAATTCATTGGTCTTGGTAGTAAATGAATCAAACGATGAGAACATCCCCCCAGGTTTTTCCTCTGGCTTTACCGCATTCTTGATTTGTCCGGAGACATTTTGCGCCTTTTCTTTTACCGCATTGATTGTTTCTTTAGCTTTTTCTGTTACATTTGAAATCTTTTCTGCAATGGTATTTTTTACACTTGAGGCAGTATTTTTTACACTTGTAGCCATATTTTTAGGTTCCTTGTTGGATGAGAGAAGTTTATTCATTATATATTACATGATAAATATTTTCTGAACTTCTTCATTATCTTGGTAAAATGTAAAAGAAGCATTGTATCTGTTCAATAAACTACCCAACAAGTTTGTCGTAGGACCACTTCTATAAATGTCCCAAGCATCCTGTGGAGACAATACACGACCATAGTATCGTGTCAGTCCAATCTTCCCGCTGAATCCAACCTTGTTTGCGAGGATAAGATTTCCAGTATTCGTTTTTCTATTCGCGGGACTGTAAATAGGGAAGGGGTGAATGTCTGTGTCAATTAACTTGCCATTGATGTATGTGTCTGTATTGTTTGTATTAAAACACACTGTAATGTTTACCCATTTCTGCACATTGATATTTGGAATCGTCACCGTTCTAGTCACAGGGTCTTTCTTTGCCTGGTTTGTATAAATATCATAGTGAACCAATAAATTGTTCTCGTATTGGTCTAACTCGAACCGGGTTGACTTGGCACCTTTCCTTTCGAAATCCAAGATGTTTTTGGCCACTCCGAAATTGGTGTTCCAATCTTCAATATAAATCCATGTAGAAAGAGAATAGATTTGGTCAATTTGTTTGAATTTGTCAGCCGTATAAATATAGGAAGCCGAAGCATCCATCGGTATATCGATGACCTCATAGTAACTTTTAAAAACAGCCAGGTTCATCAAAAAATAAATACCCACCACCACCAAAAACACAATGAGTCCTAATTTAATCGACCCAGATACTTCATCCGTCAACAGTAAATACCCACCGACAAATAAAATAAGGAGAAGAATAAAAGCTGTCATGGATAGTAAATTCATTATACTATATAGGTATTTTTTTATTGTGGAAACTTTTATAAATAGTATCTATTTTACGAACACCTAGAGGCAATTCATAATACTTCATATTACAAATACCCCCAACGCTCTTATTCTCCTTTGACCCTACCAGTAATATATCCTCGGCATTCAGTCTTGTTAAAACATTGGGATATGTTCCTACTAAATTGTTGTTGATAAACAAATCCAGTGTACCATACTTGTAATTCATCACGATGAAATTCCATCTCTGGTAGAGTATTTTATTGGTCTTGTATAACACCTTTCGTTTAGAAGTGTCTCCTCCAAGGATGACCTTTAGAGATGATTCCATTGGGTCAAAATAAAGGGATGGTCTATTTCCGAAAGAGTAAATCCGTTGAATGTCTTGGGTTTGTACCTCTTGTATATAGACCCAAGCCGTGATGGCATAATGGTAATTGAACTTATGAATTTTATTATCCTCAGAAGACAATACTGATGGAATCGCGGTAATGGTGTCCCAAGAAGCAAATGCGCTAGAATAAATATATTGAAGTTTTTCAATCACTGTTAAGAATTGCGGATAAGCTTCTAGAAACTCTTTCATCCGGTTTTTTTCTTCATAAGGCTTTATCTCTTTTTCTGTACTTTCGAGTTCATCTTGAACCCTGCTTTTAAATAGATGGAAAGGAATCAATTGAGTGTCTTCTACTTGCAAAGAATTAAACCCTTCTCTGTTCCGATAATAAGGTAGGGTCAATCTATCTGGAGGAACATCATAGGTTTTGGCGACTTTCTTTTCTTCCCGAATATCGGTTTTGGATCTTTTCGTCAATTCTCTTTCTTTCGAGTCCGATTGTTGAGCCATCATTTTTTGAAACCATCTATCGTAAAAGGGTCTCTGATTCATGACTTTTTCTTTCAGTTCATCCGAAGTAATCGAGAGTACATCTGTATTTAAATGGGTTGACTTTTCTACCAGAAGGACCCCATCATTCTTGTATTGTTGTTTCTTATACAACGGAACCATGTAAAAGAAGAGAATATAGATACATATCAAGACAAAGACAATAAATACCGTGGAAGGTGTATCCGTATAATCTTTTTTGATAAATTCAATCGCATCTGTAATTAAACAAGGAATATACATGATGATATTCTTAATCAAATCCAGATAGGGAGAATTAAAGTAGTTATTGCTCGTATCTCCTGCAAACAATGCCAATACCAGAAAGATTAGTCCCACTGTCACCCAAAAAGAATATTGAAAACTATAAATGACTCCTGCTTCAGCTGCTTTAAATACACCATATGTGAGTAAAGCAATCCCAACGATATAAAATAGGTAATAGAAGTATTTGTAAGCATACTTCGTAAAGGTTGTCCATAAATTGTTGACTTCTTCATTCTTATAGGCTGCCTGTGCGGAATAATACTCGATAAAGATAAACACGCAAAAGACTGTAATGAGACATGCAATCATCATAGGAGTTCTTGCATAATTTAAAACATAGTATGGGTTATTCGAAAAGATATAATAATAGATGACCAAAAGAATCAAAAACACTGATAGAATGATTGGGGTGCCACTATTCATTTCAGCCATCGTTATAATAGTTATATATTTTCCATCGATGTTTTTTCTCCGTGACAATTTCTACATAGGGCCACTAAATTCTCCACATCGTTTGTCCCACCTTGGTCAAGTCTGGTGATATGATCCACTTCGAACCATGCGGTAAGTTGTTGTTGACAATGATTGCATTTCCAATTTTGCTGAGAAGCAATGTATTTCTTTTTTGTCTCACTTACACTTCTCTTGTGTGTCCTGCTAGAACCTTGAATTTTCTCGATGGATCGTGTATGGTCTGAACCCAAAAAAGGTTTTATCATGTCTTTAGACTGTCTATCAATCGGCAATACATGGATATAGTTTTTGACGACATTCATAAAGCTCCAACTTTCCTCCTGACCACGGCTCATCCCCAGAAATAGTCCTAATCCAAAGACAGCTATACCTCCCATCTTGTAATATTTTGTATTGGTTTTCAAATGATGAAAGAGGAAATTGTCGTGATAAGTATTGTAAATTAAACCCCCAGTAATCAAAAGGACAATAAATTTAAGGTTCATTTTATTCTAGTTAGAAAATAAAAAGGTTCACAATATCCATTTATAGAGAATGAGAATAAAGAGGAACACGACGACAAAGTATATCAAGTTGTGCATTTGTTTATGTTTTGATTTATTGATGTAAAGGTCTAATTGATAATCCTCCTTGTTTTGATAGGATAATTTGAACGACTGGTGAAACGATGAATAGAGCAAGTATCCGTATTCATCCATCTTCTCTCGGCTGTCCCAATAAGTTTCAATGGGATAAGTTCTTATCAGTTTGAAGAAGACATTTTGATAACGGTCCGGTAAAAAATAAGGGATAGATTCTATCCATTGTTTCATTTTCTTTTTGTTTGGTTTTGTTGGTATATAATGATAAAAGGTGTATCGAATATATTGAAAAAGCACATCGTGTTGTACCAACTCATTGTAAGGAATGATTGCAGAATCGACGGGTATTACTGGATTCATCACAGAAAGAGACGGAGACAACTTAGAGTCGTGTATATGCATGATACGATTCGAATGGTCGCCGATAGACTCATGACGATTCATTCTTGAATCGGATGTGCTTGTCTCGGAACTAAGCCTAGTCGAATCGGGACGAATCATATATGAAAGACATATAAATAGTTCGGAGTACTTTTTCGTATTATGGATACAAAAAAGTATTTATGTAACAATTGTGGTAATTACGGCCACTTGTTCTACAATTGCAAGAAACCTATCACCAGTTTGGGCATTATCGCCTTTCGATACACCCCGAAACAACAGGTCGAATTTCTATTGGTTCAGAGAAAGGATACTCTTGGCTACGTCGATTTTCTTAGAGGTAAATATTCCGAGACCAACAATTTTCAATTGAATAATATCATACACGAAATGACACAACAAGAGATACAATGTATAAAAACTTGTGAATACAAGGACTTATGGTATAAGTTATGGAACAAAGTCACGGAATCATATGACCTAAAAAATGAAGAAAAATTCAACTTCATCAAAAAGAACAAACTCCATTTGTTTGTAGAATCCAACTGGATAGAGCCAGAGTGGGGATTCCCCAAAGGAAGGAGAAACTTTAAGGAGAGAGACCTCGAATGTGCCATACGAGAATTTGAAGAGGAAACCGGATATGACAAGAAGCTCCTATCTTTGATCAAGAACCTGAATCCATGTGAAGAAATCTTTACTGGATCCAATTTGAAGTCTTATAAACACCGGTATTTTTTGGCGTGTATGAAATACGAAGACACTTTGGTCGATACGAACTTTCAAAAGAGTGAAATTGGCTCTATGAAATGGTTCTCCTACGAAGAAGCCATTGTCAGAATACGACCTTACAACCTAGAAAAGCTGGAGCTGTTAAAGGATATTCACCTATTGATGGATAAAAAGATTATTTTTTAATATGAAATAAGTATAAATGACAGAATTCTATCCACATCTGGATGACAAACAATTTCAAAAAAAAATTAGCTTGAAGAAGGAATTCCGATATAAATACGATGGTGAAATTGTCCCGGTACAAGAAAAATCAAAAACTCTTTGTAAACGAGAATCGGCTTTTGAACTGAGTCCTCACCAAGAATTTGTCAAGAAGTTTATCTCCTACCAAAATCCATACAATAGTCTTCTGTTGTATCACGGATTAGGCAGTGGAAAAACCTGTTCGGCCATTAGTATCACCGAATCTCTACGGATGTACTCTAAATACATTCCTAACTTTAAAAAAATACTTATGGTTGCCTCTCCCAATGTACAAGAGAATTTCAAGCTTCAGTTGTTTGATCCCTCTAAGCTTACACGAATGAATGGCCTTTGGAATTTGCACGGATGTGTAGGCAACTCTTTGTTAAAAGAGCTCAACATCGATGAAGCACACGCGATGAATCGGGAAGATTTAATTTACCGAATCAAAAAGGTGATCAAGGACAACTATTCTTTCATTGGCTACGGAAGTTTTGCAAATTTTATTGAAAAACAGTTGTCTACCAAAAATTCTAAAAAGATTCAGAATACATTCAGTTCTAGAGTGATCGTGATTGACGAGATACACAACATTCGTATCACTGAAAAATCAGCGGATAGTATTGGGAAAAAGATTGCCTCTATGTTGAACAAACTTGTTTACTATGTCAAAGGGATTAAGTTCATCTTTTTGACAGGTACTCCTATGTACAATGACCCGAAAGAAATCATTTACCTGTTGAATCTCATGAATCTAAACGACAATCGAGATGTGATACAAATCAAGGATGTATTCACCGATTCTGGAGACATCAAGCCCGGAGGCAAGGAAATTCTTCAAGAGAAGGCCAATGGATACATTTCTTATGTTCGGGGTGAAAACCCCTATGTATTTCCTTATATGGTCACACCTTCTATGTACAAAGACCTAAACTCTTCACTCTTGTCCGTAAAACCGACCGTTCAATTCAACGAGAAGAAGATTTCATCCAACATCGAACATCTCGATTTGTTTCGTGTCTCTCTATCCGAGATCCAGGAAGAAGCTTACCTAAAAACGATTCAAACGATAGAAGAAAAGAAGACCGAAGACTTCGAAAACTTGGATTCCTTAGGGTACAACGATTTGATGAAGCCTATTCAGAGTCTTCTGATTACTTATCCAAAAGAAGATGGATTTTTTACCGGAGACGAAGGCCTACAGCATGTGATGAATTACCGAGAAACCATGTATCCTCCTTCTCGGAATGAATTCGTCTATAATGATACTCCTTTGAAGGACATGTTTCGATATGAAAATATTGGACAGTACAGTTCTAAAATAAAATCACTACTAGACCACATTATCTATTCCAAAGGGATAGTTCTTATTTATTCTCAGTATATCAACGGAGGGCTTGTGCCAATTGCACTCGCCTTAGAAGAGCTTGGTTTTAAACGACATGGTGAAAAATCGAAAACTCTTTTTCGAGACAAGAAACCAGATTTAAATGTCTATAATCTAAAAAATGACCCTGCTTACAAAGGCAAATTTAAACAAGCCAAATACTCTATCATTAGTGGTGAAAAAATGATTAGTCCAGACAACAACGACGAAATCTACGGACTTACCCATGACAACGAAGAGGGTCAATCGATTAAAGTGGTTCTGATTTCACAGGCAGGCACAGAAGGGATTGACTTAAAAAATGTGAGACAAGTTCATGTGATGGAACCTTGGTACAATCTGAACCGTATTGAACAAATCATTGGACGAGCCAGAAGAAATTGTAGCCATAGCATGTTGCCACTGCAAGAAAGAAATTTCACACTCTTCCTCTATGTGTCCGTGTTAAGCGATCCTCGAGTAGAATCCTTGGATGGACTATTGTATCGTATGGCTGAGAAAAAATCAATCAAAATTGGGATTGTGAGCCGTATTCTGAAATCAGTATCTGTAGATTGCTTGCTGAATAAAGAACAACAAAACTTTTCAAAAATGACCGAAAAGATTACACTGCTTTTAAGCAACGGGGAAAAAATAAAATATGAAGTAAAAGACAAACCTTATAGTAGTTTATGCGACTATAGTAATACGTGTGAATACGAGTGTTACAATAAAGTAGGGCCAGAAGACAAAGAGGACTTACTCACTTATTCCTATAAAGATACACAAAACAAAAAACTAGAAGACAAAGTGAAAGCTTTGTTCTCAAAAAAACATGTCTATGTAAAGAAGGAATTGATCGGACATATCAAAGCTCCATTGGAAGAGATTTTGCGCACTCTAACAGATATGATAGAAAATAAAACACCCATTAGTGATAAGTATTCTAAAATAGGATACATGACCCAAATTGCAGACCTTTATCTTTTTCAGCCTATGGAATTGAATGACCCGCGCACTCTCCTATACGACAGAATACGACCCATCCCGGTCAAACCAAAAGTGTTTCTTTTGTCTCAAGAGAAAGAAAAGGAAAAGGCGAAAGAAACCAACAAAGTAGCTGTGTTAGAACGGTTATACAATCAGGCCACCACTTTATCAGAAGACCCTGAAGAAGATTGGTTCCAACTCTTTCCAAAGGCGGCAGAATATATGGAGTCACATTTGCAATTGAATAAGGAAGAGATCGATCGATTTCTCATCACTCATTTATGTGAACAAATGACAATGGATAAAGAGTTTGACATTCTCCAGGAGTTATATGCTCGCGAACTAAGCCCATTTGAAAGCAAACTGAAAGCCTATTACGATGAAAAAATTGTAGAAAGGGACGGAATCAAAGGCATCGGTCTTTTGGAAAGGGAAGGCATACGAAGTGTCCTCGTCATCTATGTATGGAACGAAGGAGGTAAGCAATGGAGAAAGGCCACCCCCACAGAAAAGAATCTCTTTAAAGAAATCTATCTCTTGAAGAAATCTACTTTCTATTCTACCATTGGGTTTATGGGTTACTACACCGACCATACCTATCAATTCAAAATCAAAGAAAAGAAGAATCCGGACACAAGAGGAAGTTATTTGTTGATTAAAAAAAAGAGCGACATCATCGATTTTATCAACAATGTACTCTTCAAAAAGGTTGTCTTTACCAAAGAAAATACAAAAAAGGACAACATCACACGAACCGAACTCACCATTCTTGCAGAGCTTTATATGAGACATTTAGACTCTATTAAAAAGGATCGCTATTTCTTATCCAAGGTAGAATATCATTTGTATATAGAAAAAAATTGAATAAAAACATCTTTCTATTTAGAGGTAGTAAACCATGTTCTCTAACATGATTATCGAGGAACCGATATTGGTCCCTTTCCAGCTTTGTTCTTCGCCTGAAAAATACTTTATGTCTTACGCGAAGAATCAGCTCGAAGGAAGATGCAGAAAAGAGGGATATATCTCGAAACACACCATGGTACTTGAATCGTATTCAGGTGGATTATTGTTTGCCGATTCGGTTTCGTTTGATGTGAAATTTTCGGCAGATGTTTATAATCCACCTGTAGACACGGTGACAGAATGTAAGATTATCAACAATACCAAGATTGGCATCAGAGGTGTCTATCAAGACACGGACAATCCAATTATCTTCTTTGTCAGCAGAGAACACAACCCGAAAAAGAATTTCGACGAATACTTTATCGGTCAGAAGCTGGCCGTCAAAATCATAGGAACCCGGTTTGAGCTGAATGACACCTCTATATCATCGATTTCTGAAATCATATAAATAAATATTCGGTGTATTTTTAATGATACACGACCTCGATAAAATGACAAGAATTATTGAAAGTTTTTCAAAAGAGGAACATGTTCACCTATTAAAAATAATCATGGAAAAGGATTCGGCTTCTGTGAGCGAAAATAGCAATGGCACCTTTGTACAAATGGATGAAGTGTCTCAAGACACCATTCAACAAATGAACAAGTACATTGATTATGTGTTGTTAAAGGAGTGCGACATTAAGGCAATCGAAGAAACTAAGGAGCGTTTAAAAAATAATATAAATGAATGAACTATAGTTAGGTAATGATTGCTTCTTTTTCTCCCTACTTCATGAAGAGCAGTTTTGATATTCCGAGCACAAAGCTCAAAAAAAAGAAGAAACGGACACCCCCTAGTTTATTCACCCATTTTTATAAACGAGTGAATCAAATAGACCGTACACAGATTGAAGACACTACTTACAATGAATGGAATGAACGAACCCTCTTGGCAGAGAAACTGGAACACATGAAATTTAAACAAAAAGAGAGAATTGTCAACAATCTGGTGTATGACAAGGAACTCTTTCTAGAGACTCTATCTGTTCTTTGCAGTTATTATAAGGTAAATATCCATTTTATCCGAGGAAGAACGGTTGTAAAAATGATGTATTCCGACAAACCCATATGGTACATGAACGATACAAATCAATTCTTGGATGAAATCGACACCTCAAATTATTTAGAGATTTCTCTAGAGAAACCACTGAAATCAGTGAGCGGTTACTGTTTGGCCGAACTCAAAGAAATGTCTACGAAGCTTTTACTCCCCCTTGAAAAATACAAGAAACAGGAACTTTATAACTCGATCAAACAAGTATTGGTTCATTTATATAAAATTGAAGAATGAAATAAATGAATGTTAATATATATACCATGTCTCTTCAGTCGGCACTATCCGTCTATGAATCGCTACTTAAATTTAAGTTCGACCGACGAAGTTCTAAACCTATGGAAGAATACGATTTGAGAAAGGGGAATGTCCATCTGGAAGGAGAGGTTCGATTTCACAGTATTGACAAAATGCAGTTTGAACGAATCTACAACACTCTTTTGTCGTACGGGTTTGTCAAGTCAAAAGAAGAATATCAGTTGAAGATTATTCATTATTTAAATGACAACATGTCCAAGATTCGTTGTGAGCTGAATGATTTGGGACAGATTCGAGAATTCTGTAAAACCAATGTCCTCCCCTTAGAGACGAAATACTTATTGAAGCAAAAGCTGGAGGAATACCCAAACTATTACGAGAACAAGGATTATCAGTTTCGGTTTTCCATTCAAAAAGAGGTGTCCTTAGACCCATCTGACAAGAGAATCGATGAAATACAGACCAATTCAAGAGTCTCTGACAAAAGTTTCCGTTATATGACTCGTATTACTTTGACACATCCAGAAATGAAAGATATACAAGTGGATTTAAGCATTGTCAAATCCGTGAAGAGCAGAGGCGATTTGCTGAAAGAAAAGACCTTCTCTTCCAGTAAGTTATTTTCGGAAGAGGAAGGTTATGAAGTCGAGTTGGAATTGGTTGATTTGGATGCCATCCATAAGCATTTTTCCAGAGCCAAACAATCGATTCAGAAAACCATCAAATACATTCAATGCGGGATTCAAAACACATCTTATCCGATTCCTAAGAAAGAACAAACCGAAGTATTGGATGAATATTTGGGACTTATCTTTGTCACGGACAAGCCCAAACAGATCGACACCAAGAACTTCATCGGACCCTCTTCATTCACCCTGCAAAAAATCAATGTGGTAGACGACCCAGACAATCAGGCGCCTTGTATCATGAAAGACTTTTGTGTGACGGAGAAGGCCGATGGTGAGAGAAGGCTATGTATGATTTCGCGTAACGGTCGTATTTACATGATTGACACCAATATGAAGGTACAATATACTGGCTGCTCGACCAAGAAAACAGAACTCTTTGCAACACTGATTGATGGAGAATTTATTCCTTACGGGTTACAGCATAAGGTTCTGGATTTGTATGCGGCATTTGACTTGTACTTTTACAATGGAAAAAATACTCGAAGAGAGCCCTTTTATAGCAAAACGGAGAAAAAGAACAGGTATGATCGTCTAAGACTTGTGATGAAATACCTACAAGACACCATTGAATACGAGAGCGAAGCAACCGTCATGAAGTTTCGCGTCAAGGAATTTCATATGTCGGATGAAGCGACAAGTATGACAGAATGCTGTCAGAAGCTCTTTCATAAAATAGACACTGGCGTATTTGAGTACGAGAACGATGGCCTTATCTTTACATCCATGTCCCTGGGTGTAGGTATGGAAAGCGCAGAAGACAAAGTAAAAAACTATAAATACACCTGGAGCCATAGTTTCAAATGGAAACCCCCTGAGTTCAATACAATTGACTTTCTGGTGCAGCTCAAGGAAAATCACTACATCTCTTCTACCAAAACACAGAATACGGAACCGTATCGATTGGCTCACTTAAATGTGGGACATGACCCCAAACAGGGAATGTTGAATCCACAAGAGCTCTTGTTCCAAGGAAAGGTTCCCTCTATCCATGAATCCACCGGATATACTAAAACGCTCTTTATACCCAGTACACCCTATGACGCTCAGGCATATCAAGCGTATTTGCCTCTGCTTGAAAATCAAGGTAATCTTAGTCCCTTCACAGAAAATAAGGAAGTGATTGAAGACGACAGTATTGTAGAGTTCAAATATGTCTTTACCGAAGACAAACGATTTAGGTGGGTTCCACTCAGAGTTCGGTATGACAAAACTGCCGATTATCGAAAGACCAAACGAAATTTTGGAAATTCATATCAAGTAGCCAATAGTAACTGGTATAGTTTATACAATCCGATTACCAAAGAAATGTTGTGTGATTCGGCCTTACTTCCCGGGTTCAAGGACCTCGACCAGACCGTATACTACAACCGGTCCGGAAGTAAGTCCTATACAATTAATCTTCGAAATTTTCACAACCTGATTGTCAAGGCCATGCTCTATGATTCTGTAATGTTTAAGGGATGTGTTCTTCTAGACTATGCTGTCGGAAAAGGAGGAGACATCTCGAAATGGATGGCGAACAGTCCTGCATTCGTATTGGGGATTGATATTTCCAAAGACAACATTCATAACATCAAGGATGGAGTATGTGCACGATATCTTGAACTCAAGAGCCGTAAACGAAATCTATTCGATGCACTCTACATTCAGGGAGACACGAGCAAACTCTTACGAGGTGAGGAATTTGCGGTACAAGAAGACAAGGAAGAGGAACAAAAGAGTAAGTTTGTGTTCCAGCAAGTGATGGGCATCAAAGAAAAATCAAGACAATATGGCTCCTACATCGAATCCAATTATGCAGTCGCAAAGAAGTTATTCGATGTTGGCTCTATCCAATTTGCTCTTCACTATATGTTTAAAAACAAGGATACTTTCCATACCTTTATGAAGAATTGTTCCGATACGATTAAAGTGGGTGGATACTTTATCGGAACCTGCTACGACGGAGCCAAGATATTTGAAGCCTTAAAAGACGATAAGGAAGGAGGTAAGATTGAACTGTACAAATCAGAAGACTGCAAGAGTTCGAAAAATATGAAGAAAATTTGGTCGATTACAAAGAAATACACTCAAACGGAGCTCTTAGAGAACGAATCTTCTCTTGGACTCACGGTAGGGGTCTATCAAGAGTCTATCAACAAGGACTTTGATGAATACCTTGTCTACTTCCCTTATTTCATCGAATCCATGAAACAATATGGCTTTGAGGTAGAGCTTAAAATGCCAGGCACATCTTTGCCGGGTGTTGGTAATTTCAGCGTGTTGTATGAGTATATGATAAAAACCGGGGGTACTTTCCTGATGTGTGACAAAGAGAAGGAAATATCCTTTATGAACAAGTATTTCGTCTTCAAGAAAATAAGACAAGTGGATAGTCTTCTTGTCTACAATGGAGTTTCTCTAGAAGAAGAAGAATATTTCGGAAAAATAGGAAAAGCGGTCAAGTTGAATAAACCTATAAAATTAAGAAAATAGAGACAAGATGATTACTATAATCATCGATGAATAGCTATACCATTCATGAACTCGTACCGGTCATTCAAGCATCTCAATTCCAAGTAGGTAAACGACAAGTGGTCTATACAAACAAAACCCTAAGAAGCTATATTCATACCATGAAGCGAGAAATCGACCATTGTCTCATCGAATGGGAGAAAAACAAACGAAAACTGAACCCCTATGAATACATCAATACCCAATTTGACTCCTTCAGCCCGTGTGTCTGTAATTATAAGCCCATTTCAAGAGCTTTTTTTAAATTACTGGAAATACTAAACACATTCTCTCTAACCTTTCCAAAGGTGTTGCGTAGTTTTCATTTAGCCGAAGGTCCTGGTGGATTTATAGAAGCGATTCAATATTCTCGTAAAAATAACAAGGACCTCTACTATGGCATGACTTTACTCGACAACAAACGAGACATCCCTCTATGGAATAAATGCGAAAGAAATCTGATGAAAGGAAATACCAATATCATTATAGAATCAGGAGATGGTACTGGAAATTTATATCATCTGGAGAATCTACTTTATGTGAGGAAACACTACGAACATACGATGGACTTTATTACTGCGGACGGGGGATTTGACTATAGTGTTGATTTTAACAATCAAGAAGAGAGTTCCCTACATCTCATTTTTTCTGAAATCTGTTTTGCGATCATGATGCAGAAAAAAGGAGGACATTTTATCCTGAAAGTATTTGACACTTTTAGCTCTTCGACGATTGAGCTCATCTATCTGCTGACCTATCTATACGAGGAAGTGATTATTTCAAAACCAATGACGAGTCGCCCCGCCAATTCAGAAAAATACATCCTGTGTACAAAATTCAAGATGGTTCACAACATCGAAGACATCAAGCAAAAGATTTGTCAGATGTATACGACTGTACAAGATAATCCATATACCTCTATTTTAGATTTGGAAATACCCAACCTGTTTTTGAATAAAATACGAGAAATCAATTCCATCTTTGGTCAGAGTCAGGTTTCAACCATCTTGTCCGTGTTGACTTATATCACCGATGATAAAAAGAATGACAAATTGGAACAATTGAAAAAGTCTCATATTCACAAGTGTGTGAAATGGTGCAAAAAGAATAATATGGAAATCCATGATAAATATTATGGGGTGTATTAAGGAGGGCAGCTTGTCTCGTGAGCACGATCTTGTCTCACCCATACACACCCCGTAGGTGGATAATTTTGAGCCTTTACATTCACATACCCCGTATCCAAGGTGGCGCGAGCCGTCGCGTAATTCGCTGTGGCTACATTCGACATCACGGATTCGTATTTGAGTTTGTTGGTTCGAGAAGAAGCGCTCACTGCACCTTGCTGTTGGAATTCACGGTTGGATGGTTTGATGACAATTTTGTTACAGACACCATGGACGTCCTTACTCTCCGATCCCATTGCACTTGTATAAGTATAATCCGAGAGCTTTTTACCCATGGTTTGATTTTGGTCAAAGGTCTTGGTTCTCTTCTGCAAATACTCTTTGGTAGTCGTACAGTAGTTCTTACTACAAACTCCAGGGCTTCTACGGATGGCATTACATTCGCCATTCTTTCTTCTGGAATGACAATCCTCTTTGATTTGGGTAATCTCCGTTTGGATACACTGGTCAATCTGCTCTTTAGTCACGGTGACGCTTGTCCCGCCTAATTGATTCAAAGTTATTTTCGAAGTACCATCCGGACGAAGCTCTTTGCGCCATACTTTAAGAGGTCTAGGAAGCTTTTTCAAACATACGGTGGGTAGACTTGTACCAACCGTTGTACATTCTCTCTGCTCAAAAAGAAAGCGCTTACTCACGGGATCGTAATACGCAGACCCAGTACTCCACACGTTTCTTTTTACATCTAATCTTGGAATTAAGCCAAGAACTACCTTTGTCGTAGTTTCGGGCTCATTCTGCTTTCTAGATTGATATGGTCCCATGGTATATGATTCATTTCGAGTATTTGTTGGATAAGCGCTTTGCAATACTTGTCCCTTCCATGTAAATCTCATTATATATATATGTTCCTTAAAATTATTCTCGTAATTGTTTTTGTTAAATTACTAACAGACCTTCTTTGGATAAAAGAAGGTTTGCCAGCGGTTGTAGACCAAGAGCAATTGACTACAATCAAGATGAGTGATTCAGACAATGCCACGGCAGACGGCTGTAATATCAACATTGTATTCCCAAATCCGGTTTATTATACAAACGATAAAGGGGAACAGGTTCTCAGTAATTATGACACCAAAAATAACTATATAAACAACGACTGGAAAAACATTAACAAAGCAGCAAATCCTGACGACTGTGGATAATATTTTATATAGACTTAGTATAATGTTTACTTTACAAGAAAAGTTGTATCTGATGGTTTGGGTATTTTTTTATGTGTCTCTCTTGTTTATTTCAACGAATCGTCTAAGATTTTGATGAATCGTCTAAAATAAATCCAAGATTTTTTTCTATACTATAACGATATTCTTCTTGTGAATACAGTAGTGCAATTCTGGTTTTGACTAAGGGAATAATATCATACTTACAGATGAAACGGTTAAATTTTCCTAAGACAAAGTCTTTGTCTTCTACATCCACTCTACTTTCATCTAGGTTAGACTTTACTTTTATATTGTCTAAAATTGCCAAGATATTGGTGTCAACCTTTTGGTAAGGCATCGTATCTAGTCTTCCGTTTACTAATTTGTAGATTGGAATTCGCTGTTTAGGTAGGTCTTTAAATTCTTTAATGAACTCTTTGTTTTCGATGATGATGTTTTTAAAATAGACATTCAACATGTCTTTGACCAGATCTGAATTTTTAGAGGGTATCATAGAAACCAGTGCAATCCCTCCTACCAGTGCTCCCGTACTCCCGGCAGTAAATCCTCCCACGGTGGTAGAGAGGGTGCTGAGTCCTGTACCAATTCCATATAACCCACTTGCCATATACTGTAAACCTGGACTTGTGAAAGAAGCGGCTGAAGACACAGCTGGATTGGCAATCCCTGCTATTGCAGGAACCGTCGAAAGGCCACTTACGACCAACGCCAGAGCAGCCACCCATGCCCCAGAAGAGATATATCGATTCATTAAGTTTTCGACACTGCTTCGAAAGGTACAAGTATCACAAGAAACCCGACAGGCTTTATCTTCTGGGTCTCTTTTGTCAAACCTTTTTTGTGTCAAATGTCGCTTGAGACAATCAATTCTCTTTGTATAAGAAATATCACACGGATTATAGAATGGATTTACGATCGTGATCACATCTTCATCCTTCAGGATGGTCTTTGTCTCTGCGCGAATCTTTTTACAAGTTTCTGGAGAAATGGATTTGTATATCAGATAGCATTTGATGAGAGCGGTATAATCACTGATATTGTCTATCATTTCTCGGATTTCTAATTTTCTATCTTCATCTGTTGCTCGTATATTTTCAATGTACTGAAAGAGACGATACACCGTAAGTCTTAGTACCTTTTTTTCTTCGAGTCCTCCTATGATACGCAGTATCGCATCTTTTCCGCTAGGAGCAAAATCTTGTACTTCACTCCGAAGTTGTGGCTTGATGCCTGTGGGGTCATCCGGATGGCTGTCGTTTGAAACCACTGCCACCCCTTGATGTACATGCCTATCTTCTTTGAGCAAAAAGTATTTTTCATCTATTTTTCTCTCTTCGCTCAAAAGGCTGAGTAAAGGCCGATGTAACCATCCTTGTTTCATATTACTGAATGATTTACGAGAAAAGTTATTAATACTACTAATGGGTGCATTTAGTGCTTCCGCAATGAGATAGAGTGGGCCTATGACTACGGAATATAATCCATACATAAGCATGGTCACGAAAATAATTACCGTAGCGGGGTCTACGCCTCCGCCTTTTCTTATTTTTTTTCTGGGCATTCGCCTCCGTCTTCTTGTCTTTTTCATTACAGTATAAGAATATTAATTTCCTCGTACTCTCCTTAAAAAACTAAAGGACCCGTGTGATTCATCTCCTCCAAACGATTTATCGTTGTAGTTTTTATTGATGACAGCAAGCCCTTTGAATTTCGTAAACAACGAACTATCCGAGACATATTTTTGATTTCCACAATAGAGAGGAACCTCCTGAGGTGTGACTCCAAGAGTGACAGTCCCACAGTCCTTCTTGCTGACACAGCCACCCATTTTTGGCCGAAGCTTTAGTGAGGTGACATCGTTGACTTGGTTCGGTCCACCACAAGTCTGGTAGTTTCGAGACAACACATCTCCTTGGCTAAATGCGGTCCGGAATGGACCTGCCAAAGAATGGATTCGCTTGCCGTTCAGTTGAACTTGATTGGTTTTAAATGCTTTTCGTAAGATTTTTCTCTTCATGGCATCTTCCGAACAAAAAGTAGTATTCGCAAATCCAGCACCGTGTCTACCGCCAGGAAGACCTCCGCCTAAAACGCTTGTTTTCGTGGATGGTTCGAATCCGGACATGTATATTCTAAGAGGATAAAATAATTAGCCTTAGGTCATAATTCTTGGAACCACATTCATTGCAATAAGTTCCTGAAAGAGAAGTTTGCAACTGAAAGGCACTTCCACATAGGAAAATTCCGTCTTGTTGTCGCACATCTTACACAGATGGATGTGCTTCTTCTCGTTGAAAATCGCAATCATACCGCAACGCTTGCACACATGAAAGGAGTATTTGTCTGACACATCGTACATTCTCTCTTTCGTGAAGCGCGACGCGCCGTGTGAAATCATACAATCGCGTTCCATCTCTCCGAAGCGTAAACCTCCGTCTCGACTGCGTCCTTCTGCAGGCTGTCTCGTGAGATTCACCATCGGACCGATACACCGACTGTGTTGTTTGTCATTGACCATGTGCTTGAGTCGCTGGTAATAGACGGGTCCGATGAAGATAGAGGATTCAATCTGTTGTCCGGTTTTCCCGTCGTACAGTACCTCGTTTCCTTTCGATTCATAATTGTATTTCTGAAGCTCTTTGAAAATGGTATTCATATTAATCTCCCCAAAACTGGTGCCATCTCCAAAGAGGCCCAATTCCAGGAGCAACTTGCCTAATACGGTCTCCTTGATTTGTGCAATGGTCATTCGCGACGGAATCGCGTGTGGATTGATAATCAAATCAGGTCGAAGACCGTCTTTGGTAAAGGGCATATCCTGCTCGTCGATGATATTACCTATGGTGCCCTTTTGTCCGTGGCGGCTCGAAAATTTGTCACCAATGTTGGGTTTACGCAAAGTCCGAATCTTCACTTTACAGAAGTTGTACCCGTCACCATTTCGGTCGATGTAGACCTTGTCGATGTAAGACTCTTCGTCTGTCCTATAACACTTGCTCTGGTCTTCGTATTTGACCACCTTGGTATTGTCGTTCTTGTTCTCTTTAATCACCACGACCTTCGCGATAATAATATCCTTGTCTTCCACGAGTGTATTCTCGTCCATCACGCCGTGTTTATTGATTTTGCTGTAATTTCCAAACTTCATGTTCTTGGTGTTCAGCTTGTTGGGATTCATTCGAATTTCTTCTTCTCCGTTGGTCTTCTTGTCTTCATCCTTGTCCGTATGATAAATGGTCGCGTGAAACAACCCTCTGTCAATACTTCCGCGATTGAACAAGATACTATCCTCCTGATTGTATCCACTGTGGGTCATAATCGCAACAATGACCTGATTTCCAGAAGGAAGTCGGTTGAGTTTCAACATATTCATAATGCGGGTTTCTACCAACGGGCGCATACTATAGTTCAGTACATAGGCAGTCTTGTCCATTCGCTGCTGAATGTTGGACACATAGACTCCCATCGCCTGTTTACCCATCGCAGACTGGTAGGTATTTCTCGGAGACTGATTGTGTTCCGGGAAAGGAATACACGACGCAATGACACCAAAGATAGTACTTGGATGGATTTCACAGTGTGTATAGTGATACTCAGGCTGAATCTTGTGGGGCTTTGTTGCAATCATACTCATCGATTGTTCGTAAGGGTCTACATATTCAATGACCGACTCGTCGATCTTGATCGAGACCAGCAAGTCATCCCAAGTAAGGTCGCCACTCTCGATTTGATGAATCATCTTCTTCGTAATCATAAGAGAGTTGTCTCGTACCTTGTACAAAGGCCTCAACAGTCGCCCGTATTCATTCGAGATGAAGATTTCTTTGGTGACATAGTCAAACACAATTGAGGTATAGATATTGATGATGCCTTTGGATTTTTTGTCCTTCAACTCTTTGTAGAGTTCAATCGGATGGTCCGTAATCCCTACCCATCGACCATTGACAAAGACTTTCACCTTGTTGAAGTACTTCTGAGGACACGCCAAGTCATCCAGGGCTACAATCTTGTCTTTTAGATAAGCGTAGATAGGAGCACTGTCCGAATAGCCTGAAATCGTGGTCATGTAGCTGAGATTCTTCACCACACCAATCGACTGACCTTCTGGCGTCTCTGCCGGACAGAGGAACCCCCACGAAGAACCATGAAGCTTTCGTGGCTCAATCAGCTTCCCACTCTTGTCAATCGGCATGTTGATGCGTCGCAAATGACTTAGTGTAGACGCGTAAGTGAGTCGGTTGAGAACCTGTGCCACTCCGACCTTATTCGAGTTCAAATGCTTAATCC